CAACAGAGACCCGAGGTTAGAGGTTTACAAGGCAGGGTGCGAGCCTGATTTTGCATGGATGGAGGAAAATTGTATTTTCTACGAAGTGGAGGACATCATCTTTCATGCCAGTACAGGGTAGCGTTAGGGCCGAAGTACAGAATATCATCTGCAGTAGAACCAACACGAGGGCGGAAATAATCAACTATGTACACGTCACCCATGCCTTCTTTTCCGGTGACGCTCCAATTATTAGTGGCCATGCTATCACCTGCTTCGTCGTCGTCGTAGCGTAGGTTCTTGTTGAAGGGGTGCCAACGGTTGTACCGTCGCATCACACCATCGTCGTTGCCTGATGCAAGGGTGATCACCTTATCGTAGCGAACAGTGACCCGGCTGCGGTCTAGTGGGGCCACAATGACATCATTCCAATCTGTGTTGGCTGCGCCCTTAAAAATTAAGGTTTCGATGTTGTTTCGTGTTGCGGTTGGGGGCTGATTTAGGCTGCGCATCATGCCGAATGACGTTTCGTGGTACGGCTGAAAGGAGGGGGTGTTGGGGATCAGATCCTGGATGCCCTTCGCGGTGAAGATTATGCGTCTCCACTGCCACGGGAGGCCGTTCACTACTTGGATCTCAACGGACTCCTTAATACCTCGCATATAGCAGAGGGAAGAGGAGCGAGATGCCATGTCAATGACAGAACCGGAGCCAGAATTTTTGTTGAGGTCCCGTGCGGTGGGCGACCAGATGAACATGGGGACGACGGAGGTCCCTCCGATGAGCTGTGCGGCATAGGGGTTGTATGTCGTGGATCCCGATTGGCTGGACGCGGTGACGTTGCTCCAAGGCAGCATAGTGTCCCGCTTCTTGCGACTAGTTATGTTGAGGATCCGCTTTTTCGACATTGCGCCCTTTTTGCGATAGGTCGGTCTCTTCGTGCGGTATTTTCGGCGGGGCCCACCACGCTTCTTTTTCGATTCGCGCACGAGGCGCCGGTAGTGGGGGTTCTTCAGGCTTGAGAAGTATTTGTAAGCCATCTTGGCGTGCGGGGTCCATGCGGTTTTTTGTTGGGGAACCTCGGGTATTTATAGGGGGGAGGTGTGCGTTTTTTTTTTGGGGTCTACAAGGTTAGTTGCGACCCCAAAAATTGACTTACTATGGTCCGAAAGTTCAAACTCGACAACGTCAACTATGTCATGCTCACCTACTCCGATTGTCCGAACGATTTCGATCCTCAACTCATTATCGACGCAGTTGTCAGAACTGGAGCGGTGTACCGATTGGGTCGAGAGTTGCACCAGAATGGAAAACCTCATTATCACTGTTTTGTACAGTGGGATGACGGATATACTTGTGCGGACGCCGCAGCAATATTCAATGTGGGAGGCCGCAAGGCAAATATCAAGAGGTTCGCGGCAAGTCCTGGACGACGCTGGGATTACGTCGGCAAGTACGCCAACCAGAAGGAGGGCCACTATATCATTGGTGATCAATGCGCGAGGCCGGGCGGCGATCAGGATGACTCCGAGCGGACTCAATCTGACATCTGGTCAGAGATCATCAATGCTCCGACAGCGAGCGAATTTTTTGAGAAATTGGCGGCTCTTGCTCCTAAACAGCTCGGATGCTCTTTTAGCAGTCTGAAGTTGTACGCTGATTGGAAGTATCGTCCGGAGCAGGAGGTGTATGAGTCACCGCAAGGCAGTTTTGAGGTGCCGGATGTGTTGTCTGATTGGGTGGAGGAAAACCTACGATCGGAAGTTACAGGTATGTCTTGTCCGTCGTTCCGGTGAAACGCACGGCCCCTCTCGGCCTTCGGGCCTCGTCCCCCGGAGGGGGGCTCGTGCTATCACCTGCACTCGAGGACGCTGATATACATTGGAATCAGGGGTATTTTAAAGTTCAAGCTAACTTGTTTAGGAAGACCGAAAGGCTTGGTGTTGTTTGGCGCGACTCGGCTTGGAAAGACAGTGTGGGCTAGATCATTAGGCAACCACGCTTACTTTGGTGGCTTATTCAACATGGACGATCTAGCTGGTGGTGTCGATTATGCTATTTTCGACGATATGAATGGAGGGTTTGGATTTTTTCCCTCATACAAGCAGTGGCTAGGTGGGCAGTTCCAGTTCACGTGCAACGACAAGTACAAGCACAAGCAACGTGTTATCTGGGGGAAGCCCACTATTTGGATATGCAACAGAGACCCGAGGTTAGAGGTTTACAAGGCAGGGTGCGAGCCTGATTTTGCATGGATGGAGGAAAATTGTATTTTCTACGAAGTGGAGGACATCATCTTTCATGCCAGTACAGGGTAG